GTTGACTTCCCCACTAGGCTTAAATCTTGCGAGCTTGCCCTTGCCTACGCGATTGGGCGGCCGCTGGAGCGTCAACAAATTATGGTTGCCCACCAGCAGATTAAGGATCCGTCCGAGCTTGTCAGGGGGTCGCCAGCCTTAAAAGAGGCATTAAGAGAGCTTCTTGATGAGAAGGAAGAAAACCAAAACATAAAAGCACAAAACGCAAAAGAGGTCACAAAATGATATCACAACAAGATCTAACCACAGGAATGGTCGCCGCACTCGGCTTGCGAGTTAAGAGAGTCGAAGACCGAGTTGAGGTTTTGGAGGGCAAGCGACTTGCAAAGCCAACAGAAACCGACGATGACCAGCTTGAAAAGGAATGTGAAGCTATCGGGGTTTCCATGGACATTGTCCTTCGCCATGAAAGGTATGGGGCGGGAGCCGATGCCAGATATCAGATTGCTAGAAACTTAAGCAAGCTGGGATGGGACACACGAAGGATTTCTAGGGTTCTTCGGCGTTCTGTTCGCTCGATCCAAAGAATGATATGACCGAGCCACTCCAAGCCTTAGACTTCATCCGAGACAACGCCTTACCATTGGCACAGGCCAAGGCCAATCGCATCTATCTGGAGGAATTCAGAAAAACCAAGAAGGCGATTTTGATGCGGGACGCCAGCGACGATGGCATGGTCACAATCGCCGCCCAGGAGCGAGAGGCTTACTCCAACGAGGAGTACCAGAAGCTATTACTTGGATTAAAGGAAGCAGTTCAAGAAGAAGAGCGTCTGCGTTGGCTGATGGTTGCGGCTCAAGCCAAGATTGAGGTCTGGCGCTCCTTTGAGTCATCCAAGCGGGCAGAGATGAGATTATGAGCGTCAAGAGGTTCTCAAGGCTCGTGGAGGCCCTGCGTTATGGGAATGAATCCCTGCGTGGCGTGGTAAAGTCTGCCCCAACCCCCATGGCTCATTCGCTACAGGAGTGCCTCAATCATTTTGAGACAACTGCCTTGATGGCAAAAGAATCATTGGAACACGCCAAAAGGCACAAAAAGAAGGCTTTGGAGACCCGCCTGTGATAGCCGTAAGACTTGAGGGCTACGAGGTGGAGGTAGCGGTCCTTGTTGGCTCGTCTAGGAACAAGTCTGCCTTAAAGAAGGAATCTAGGGATGTTTACTCATGTGACCCTGTGATGTCTTGGGGTCAACACGTTGAGGCCGCTGGGGCCGAAATGGCCGTGGCCAAGTATCTCGGGCTGTACTGGGACGGATCTGTGGACACCTACAGGAGCGGTAGCGGGGATCTTCCCTATACGAATGTAGACGTAAAACATTCCAAGGACGGCAAATGGAAAGTCAAGGAAAGGGACGAGGGAGAGCTTATTTTGGTCAAGGGTACTATGCCCGACTACATAATTGATGCCTACTGCTTCACGGAAGAGATCAAAGAAACTTCCAACCCGATGAGCATAGGGGATAGCAAGCTGTGGTTCGTGCCCGACATGGCAAAGCATCGCGATTTTAGCGGGCTTAGAAAAACTTTATGGAGGAGGGCTTTTGACGCACGCCAGGCGTTCCCGCCCTGCGACACAAAATGAGGGCTATGGCATGGGTTCTTTATTGGATCGGTGACTTTACATCCAACACCATCCTTCGGTTTGGATGGGGCTATTCGATCTACAACAAGGTTATGACTTGGTCCTTGAGGCTTGATAAAAAAGACGAGATCTGGAAGAGGGTCAAATGACAAGCTATCTGCCAAGCCCTCGATGGGTTCAGACGCCCCTAGGACAAGCCCTGTGGATTGCCACTATTGACTACGGGATCTCCCATAACCCCATTTACTTGGTTGAGGTTTGCTCGACAGGGGAGCACCGATGCGTGGACATGAGGGAAATCCGCGGAATGGAGAATTACACCTTTGATATAGATAGGCCAGAAACGCCAAGAAAGAGAGACGAGTGGATATGAAGGAAGAAGACCCAAAACACGTTCCATCTATTGCAGAAATGGCTAGTGCGGCCGCCGAGATAACTTGGAGAATTATGAGTAATGGATCGGACAAGTCGGCTTATGGAGAATGGCTTTATAAGGATAAGCCCACCTACGATTATCATATTTGCAGGGCAATCAAGCATGCCGTAACTGCCCAGCAACAGATCCACCTTAACGAACCCCAGCCCGACATCAACGGAGAGACGGCCATAGACCACCTAGAAAGGACTATTGTTCGTGGTCTTTTTGCATGGTTTCAGCTCAAGAGGAAAATGCCTAGATTATGAAGGTTTATATCTGGGGATACTTGCATCAATGCGGCGGCGCTGGCCCCGAAACAGGCCACGCCATCGAGCTGTTCCGAGATAACGGAGTCGAGGTCACTTGCGTTGTTCCACAGGGAACAGATGTGCTTTCGACATCTGAGCCTAGGAGGAGGTACTTGGACTCCCTTGGGGTCGCTACAGAAGCCTATTTACCTGGCATGTTTAACGATCAGAATATCTGGTGTTGGTGCGAAGATAGCCTCTTTGAGTACTTGATAAGGCACGAGGAAACGCCTCGGCAAATAGTTTACTGGCCGTGCATGAATAATTTTAGGGACAGGGAGCTTATCGCCATTGCTAAGATCAAGAACTTGCGGATATTATGTCAAACCGCATATCAGCTTGGCCAGCTCACGCAACGCATTAACGATGTGGGGATTTCGGCGGATATGCGTCACGTTTACCCCTTCTTTAATTTGAACAGCAAATGGGGGAAATTCCGATTCAGCGACAAGCCTTTGGATAGGCTAAACGTGATAAGAATTGGCCGCGACAACGAGCCGTTTAAGTACCCAAGGGATATGTGGGACTTGTTTTACAAGGTGACAACCCCAAGCGGAGTAACATCAAAGCTGTTCGTAATTGGATGGGGCGAGGAGGGCGAAAAGCTTTTGGGGAACATAGGGGATCCAAGCAATTCGTATTTTGGGAAGATCAATGCCGAGGTTATTCCGCATATTTACAGCCCCAGCGAGCTGGCGAACCACTTTAGGGATGCTCACGCACATCTTATGTTTTACCCATTCCACGAGAATGCGCCACGAGCAATGTTTGAGGCTATGGCTTGCGGGTCGGTTGTTGTGGGTCCTACTCACGGCGGGATGCCAGAGTTTATCAGAGACCAAGAGACTGGCTTTCTGGTTTCGAGCAACGACGAGGCTTCACACAGGCTTTCACAGCTTGCCTTTAGCCCAAATAAAGCAAGGCGGATGGCTGAGAACGCATACGACAACCTAAAAAAGGGTATTGGATGCCCCAAGTGTGCATACGAAAGGTTTTCTGAACACCTATGAAAAGCGAGTGGGCAGTAGCACTACAGAAACACTTAGTTGAAAAAGTTGCGCCGCCGCCAGATGGCTGGAAATCAATAAGGCAAATCTCCGAGGAGCTTGGACATAGCACTACCCATACAAGCAAAGTGGTGAACAAGATGGTTAAAAGGGGTTTAGCCGAAATGAAATCCTATAAATGCTTAATGTCTGTGGATGGCAAAAAGGCGGCTTACAGCAGAATGGTTCCGCACTACCGACTTTTACCCAAGGCTAAATCTCCTTAAACTCGGCAGGGAGAATCCACTTCCCAGAAATCTGGCGTGCTTGGTAGACAACGAAACTGCCATCGTCAAAAATAAGGCCATAGACCCAGCCATTCTCGTGATTCAAGGTTCCAAGCATCGAGCGGTTGTACTCGTAATCTAGCTGGCATAAGCATCCAGCCACCCAACCCTGTTTCGGGACAAGGCCTTCTACGGAGATGGATTGGATGGTGTGGGTATGCCCCATAATCACATTTTCTCCGTAACTCTGGAGAGTCTTTCGCAGGGCATAGACCCCAGCGGCGTAGCCGTGTAGGAAGCAAAGGCGACCTTCCCGATGGATTCCAAGCCTTTTGGAGTAGGGATAGGTTTTGATCCCAAGGGTCTTGCATAGGGCGTCCAGCTCCTCGACTCCTTTGAGAGCCGCATCTCGCTTAAGTCCGTCCGATTCGCTCTCGGCAACATCCCAGAGTCGCTGACAATGGTTTCCACGAAGCCAGACCTTTGTGCCTTTTCCATCCATCCATTTGCTCAAGAACTCAATCCCACAGGCTACGTCATCTGAGAGGCTTTCGGCCTGTTCGGCCTTGTCAGCCTTCTTCCTCAATCCACGGAAATCAAATAGGTCTCCGCCCATAATCTTGATGTCGGGCTTAAATGCCTCTGAAAACTGAAAGAACTTTTTCACCACAGCTCGATCTTGCATATCTCCGTGGAGGTCGAACCCAGCCATAAACTTTTGGTATTTTTTCATCGGTAGTAGTTGTCGTCCTTTTGAGGTTCAAAACGATCGTCGTATCCATCTTCATTTTGGTCTTCAAAATCCCAAGGTGTCCTAGTCCCAGGTCGCTTGCTCCACAGCCATCGAGAAAAAGAAGACCTTTCGGCTTCGGGCTTTCGCTCGACCCACAACTCAATTAAACCCCTAATAAACTGGGTTATTATCATTTTAGCCAATCTCGACACAGGATTGTCCTCATCGACCTTTTCCTTCGGTATACGCCGTCACCCCCGCCTTCGCCCCGACCGCCCGCCGAGTTGGTGTTACCCTCGATTGTGGTGGCAAACCCATATTCCGTCTTCTCAATGATCCCTGTGTGGGCAACCCTGCCAAGGGAGTTGAAATAGATCCCAAAAACTGAAGCAGGGGGCGAATAGGAGATTCTCTTGCCATCCACTAGCCAAGCTGGACTCCAGCCTGTTCTGGGAACCAGATCCCCATATCCAGCCTCACGAAAGACATAATAGTTAAAAGCGGCACACCACGGATTTCCTGGCTCTAGGCCAACTGAGGACAGGATGATGTCAACCTCGGGGCCTGTGTTGACCCCCCATTCTTTTACGCCAATCAGTTTTCTGGCTTGGAACAAGACGCACCCTCGATCGTCTGCTTGGAGAGGGGAGATCGTTAAGATGATTAACGCCAGCCAAGTAGGCATACCACGGCTCCTATAAAAAGGATGCACCATAGGCAAAGCACAATCACGAGGCGGATGGTTCTGCTGGTTGTTCTCCAGTCTTGGAGCCAGCTCAAATTGTCTACGTATTCGTTAATAGAAGGCCATTCCATCTGAATGACGAACCAAGCCAGCCATACGGCCAGTAGGTAGGCGGAAGCCCCAAGGATAAGCCCATGCAGGGATCCTCGGTCATAAGTGCCAGCGGAAGGATCGGCTTGCTGGATCAGCGGAGCGGCCGACCAGAACACAACGATCGCTACGCAGAAAGACCCAAGACCTTGAAATTTGGACAAAAACTTTTTCACCAAGGGATCCCCACGAACTTTCTGGCTACAAACATAACCCCGCCAAAAAGGACGCCTCGGAACATCCATAGCCCTAAAGCAATAAGCGCACCTCGATAGATCCATAGTTCTTTCAAGGCCTTGCGTTGCTTTTCCTTCCAGACGCCAGCATCCTTGATGGCCTCGTTTTTCTCCTTAACAGCCTCGTCCAGATCCGCCGAGGTCTGTTTACAGGCTTGTACAGCGGTCTCTAGCTGTGCCTTGGCCACAACGAGGTGCTTTTTGGCCTCTGGGTTGGCCACGGCAATTGCATCGTTAATATGAGACTCTGCCAAAGAAAAATCAGCCGAATGCTTTATTGATGTGCATGCAGATACAATAATACTAAACAATATAATTATTAGCAGTTGCATGGATTCCCTGGAAGCTTTGGTGTTGAGACTTGACCTTGCTGACCCCACTCGCCCTCATCCTCATCAAATGTCTTCGAAGCTCTGTCGTTAGCCTCAAGATGAATCTCGCCTTGAACTGAAGATGAGGAATCATCCTTTGTTCCCTGCGATTCGTCCGTTTCCGTGATAGTACCTTGAGATTCCGTTGTGCCCATTTCTGTTGTTGTGCCAGAAGACATGCTTTGTTCAATGCCTTGCCCTGTTTTTACATCTAGCTCAACTCCAGAACCCGCTCGATGTTCATTTTCAGAATAAAAAGAAGTGTTGCTTTCATTGCCGCTAGAAGAAATATATTGAGAATCTGTGTCGGTCTTTAAATCGTTATTTATATTCTGAGACAAACTATTTGAAACGCCTTTATTTTCATCATGTTGAACTTCTTGGCTAGACTCTGCCTCAATCGATATGCTTTTGTTTCCTTCGCTCTCGGATGTTCCCTGCGTCTCAGTTGTGGATACAATCCTATTCAAGGCTTGATAATTAGTTGACACCATTATTTCAAAATCTATTTTGTCTGGAAGGTCAACCATAACGCCAAGCATCGGGTTTGTTTGCGTAGCATTGCGTGAATTAGCTATGCCTTTTCTAACTTCGTAAAGCGAGTCACGTATGAAAGTGTCTAGACTTGAAAGATCAACAATAGTCATTTGTTTTTCCACATGCTGAATAATGACTCAAACGCAATACCAGCAAATGATCCTATTGCGGACGCAATCAAAACAAGCGATTTCTTAAAACTTTCTAAACTGCTTACTCTATTTGCAATATCTCCAAAACTGGAGAAACTCTTTTCTACGACAACCTTCATTTCCGAAACATCGTTTGATATGGATATCATGCGCTCCTCAATTCTAGCGATGCGCTCAGCCGTAAACTCGCGGTGTTCAGATCTATTCATTGGACGTCTCCAGGGTATTGAACAACGATGGGTACGCTAAAACGAACGATGCAACCTATGTCATCTTTTTGTGTTTCTGTTTTTGCAGAAAAACCAGATCTGCTTGTGCTTGAGGATTGGGATGAGCTTGACGACTGAGATGTGTTGGAAGTACCGCTTGAAAACCCAGACTGGCTATTGCTTGATAGTGTTGCGCCAGATGATGAATTAGTTCTCTGAGAACTGCCCGTACTTGAATTTGTGCTTGTTGTGTTTCTGTTTAAAGATGATTGATTTGACCCAGATCTACTACTGCTTGAGCTGTTTGAACTAGATCTGCTTGTGCTATATGAATTAGAATTAGAGCGACTTGAGCTTGAGCTATTTGACGCTGAGCGACTTGTGCTTGTGCTGTTTGATGTTGACCTGCTTTGACTTGACGAATTACTGGTAGACGCAGAACTGCTATTTGAAACAGATGCAGAATTGTTTGCTACAGAATCGTTCTTAACGTCAACTAATTGGTATCCCATAAAAACCTCCTAAATGCCAATTCCACCTATTTCGCCTGTATCTGTATCAAATCTGTCGTACTCTCTATTAGCTTGGTGATCTTGGTTTGTGCATCTTACTTCTATCCCGAGTGAGGAATTCTCTGTTATTTCAATTCCGATTCCCTCAGTTTGACCTGTATCAGTATCCTGACTATCTGCTGTAGTATTATCTAAATCATTGCCGTTGCTTTGACTCTGATCGTTCTCCTGGCCATTGCTTGAGTTTAATTCTGCTTCTAAACCAGAAGAAGTGTCTTTGTCTTGTTTTGTGTCGATTGATATATCTGTTGCTGTCTTATAGCCTCCAGAAGAATCCAGCCCAGACTCAGACGTTGCGGATGACCCGTCTTCAAGCGATAGGCTCTGTTTTGTGCTATAAAGCGCCTTTGCCGACGATAAATAATCGTTTTTGGATTCAGAAGAATAATCAAGAGAAGCATCGGAAGATGATGTTGCAGTTATTCTTTCAAGTGACTGATGAGACTTGAGCAGGGTCATCTCAAAATCAATTCTTTCTGGCAAGTCAACCATCAAGCCAGTTGTTGGGTCGGATTGCGAGGCGTTCCGAGACAAGGCAACCCCTCTGCGCACCTTGAAAAGGATATTCTCGATGACGCTGGCCGAAGATGCGAGTGGTACAACAAGAGCCATATTAGAATCCCACGGGAGTCATAATTCTGTTTGTAGCCCCACTGATTGGCTCGTGATATGACTTTAAGAAAGCTAATGACTCTGCCGCTTTCTTTGTGACAATGTTTTTATCTAGGTCTGCTTTGAGTAAGGATGTGGACGCCAACTCGCCAACAACTATGGGGATAAGAAAGGCCTCAATATCAGAGCTGGGAGTATAGATGCCGATAGGGGTCTGTAGATCTGTGAGAACCAACTGCTGTGGCTCTAATGAGGCCGAAAAACGAATCGAGGAAGCCTTTGTAGGCAAGGGGATGACTCGAACTAAAGCTCTAGCCCCACCGCCAATAGTGTCTCCGAGGTACTCGGCGGTATAATACGCTGGAAGCCCACTCTGCCTGTAGTAAGTGAGGGTGTCTTGGCGTAATGGGGCTTCGGAAAGGAAGGTTAACCGATGATCCTCGTCCCAGATTACAGATCCCTCGATGCGACGGATTGGCGCCCACAGGGGGATCGCATCATCATAAAGCATGCCAGTATATGTCCCAGTAGCCAAAGACCACGGATCACGAAGGGTAGATCCAATGCCAAGAGGACACTTGCGATCACCAACCTCAAGGGTATCCCCAATCCTGTCAGTATCAGATGACAGGGTCAGGCCTGTCACATTCCTAGATCCTTGAGTTAAGCCAACCCTTACGCTTATAGGAGCAAGCTGGAACGATGTTACAGGGGTTGTCTTACGTCCAGAAGGAGCTGAAAAGTAGTATTTTGCAAACCCAGCATTGATCGCACCAATCAACGTGGCGGCCAGATCGGCTGGTATAGAGATTGGATCGCTCGGAAGATTGGTAAATGAAATGACCCTTTGGGCGAGCTGTAATGATGTCATTTGGCCTCCTCCAGGGTTTTTAATGCCCTGTCATACTCGGCCTTTAGCAAAGGCTCTCTCTGTTTGCTTTTATCGGCAAAGAACAACGAACTGCTGGATAGATAGCGTGCAATAGGCAACAGCAGGGTCTCTGCGTAGTTGTGAGGCATTGGGATTGCCGTTGAGTTTGTGTAGTCGTTAACTCCAAATGATGGGGCTTTGATAGAGGCTTCTACCGAAAGCTGAGTGCTTGCCGTTGGCACAGGCACAACAAACAGGGTGATTGCCGTAGAATCGGCTTGGTCAGAGGCTGGCCGTTTCTCCTCAGCAAAATAAGCTTGAGGCGGGGCACCAGTAAGTGCGGTCAGAGATCCAGCATAGATCGAGGCAAATGAATCGTACTCGCCCCTTGTACGGATTGGTCGAAGGCCTACGCCATCAGAAACACGCTTTACAGGCCCGAGAACCGCTTCAACCGAGTCATTGAGCGTGACGTTATTTGAGTTGGCTGAAATCGTCGCAGTAATCGTCTGGCGTGTGTAGTAATCCAAGAGCCGATGCCCCTTGGCCCAAATGAGTTGTAACGCCGAATTAAGGTCGTTGAATATCCGCCTCCGCATGATTTCGGGGGCAGATGCGTTATTAGGGATGCCGAACACTTCATAAATTGCATCTATGGCTTGAGTGACGTTCATACAGCCACCGCCTTGCGGGGCCTCCTAGGTTTTTCAACAGGGGCAGGGGTGTCATCAATAACAGGCTCATCTTTAAGAATCTTAACTGATGGCCTGTAGAAAGGGTCTTGAGTAGCAAAAATATCATCAATGTCTGTCGAGTCTTGTTGGCTGATAATGCCACGACTCCAGATGTGAGCCTTGAATTCGTCGTTCCATCCGAACGTGTAAAATCGCCCAGATCCACCCGCCAATCGGATGAATGGGTTGTACCGAGAGGAACCGCTGATTGAGATGAGAAGTTTCATAAAAGGAAGGCGGGGCCGAGGGTTTCCCCCCGACCCCGCTATCCATTAAGACTTAGACTCCGCTAACAAGATTGTTAACAGGCAACACAAGTCCCGCGTACTGAACCGCATGATTCAGAACGAGGTAATTGGGTTGTTCGCCGTCCACACGAACATAAGGGCTCTGCCCAAAGATGCTCGTGATATAGGTCTTGCGAATGAACTCGCCATCAAACGTCTCTTCGGAACGCTCGCCGTCCAAGGATCCGTAGCCACGAACTGCGGCCATAGCTCCAAGAACCATCGTGCGACCAATCGGTACGCCCTGTGCGTTACACTCGATAACCAGATCCCCAACCGCGTGTGTGTTGGTGATGTTGGCATCCGAGAACGCATTCGTGCTCAAGGTGACGCTTTCGGTTGCATTCCATCCAGTCGAAGCCGTGGTGGCTTTGACGGCAAGGGTGTTACTTGCACCGATAGAGGCGCTGGAGGGAACCAACGCCTTAACGATATTAAGGGTGTTTCCGTCGTTGGTGGTGTATTTGTACAAGCCATACTTACCGCTAGACAGGATCAGAACGTATCCAGCCGTGTAGCTCGTCCCGCTGGCCGTGCCAGTAGGATTCGAGAAGTTGATGGCGGATTCGCTCTGGTCGAGACCAGTCGGATAGGTGTACCCGCTGAAGAACTTGAAGTACTTCGGAGCGGTTTTCGCGGCGGCGGTAGCAGATCCACCACCCTTGAGGGTGAGGGAGGTCTTGCTTGCGGCCAAGATATCAGCAGAAGAGCTGATAGCGACGCCCAAGCTGGCTTTGGCATTGATCGGAGATCCGATTGCACCGAAACCATCGTGGTCGGCAGGGTCAAACTGACGGATAACGTGACCATCGAGATCAACGTATCCACCAGTGAACTGCTTCGCGCCTTCACCTTCGGCGGCGGCGGCGGCGTTCAAGGCGGCCAGATATTTCGATTCGCTCTTGAGGGAAAGCAAGCCTTCGCCTGTGGAAACGATAACGAACTTCTGGATCTTGTTCTTGCCAACTTGGCCGATGGTCGCGGGGCGAGCCCCACGAGTGCGGAGTTGCTGACCAGCGGCGATCAAGCCGTCATAGGAGAGGGTATCGGTATGCGTCAGCGCATTGATCGAGGCCTTTCCGTTAGCCTGGTAGTAGTTTTTCGCAGTACCCTTGTGGAGGAACAGCTTCTGGAGTCGTTCGGTTTTCATCCGTCCGAGCCAGTTGCCGAGCATCACAGGCACATTGCTCTTCAATTCGGAGGCGAGAGCAGTTTTCTCCTCAAGCCGACGATTGTAAGAGACAGCGTGACGCAAGAAATCCACAGTCAGATTATAAGATCCGACTCGGAAGTCTTCCGTGTTGTCTTGGATTAGGGTTTCACCCTGTACGCCTTCGCCGTAGAGTTGAGCCATCGTGCGGAACGTGATTTTGGTCCCTGCACCCTTGCTCAAGTCCCGAACGGACATGACTGGGTAGCTTTCTGTGGGGCCTTCGAACTGCTGGAAGAAATTCTCCGCAGCCTCCGAAAGTTGCACCCCTTTCTTCCAAAGTTCGGGTAGAAAATTGGAAGCTTGTGACGAGATATCACTCGTCTGATTGTTCGTAGGAATTAAAAGGTTAGCCATTTTAATATCCTCCTATTCTTTTGGGTTTGTAAGCCTCGCCCTAAAGTCGAGCCATCAAGAGCTGATACGCCTCTAGGTCGTCCAGTTTGTCGGCCAAAGCTTTAGCATTGAGCGGGGCTGTTGGAGTTGTGCGGGCGTTACCGCTCGCGGGTTGAATAGACGGAGCCTTGCGGGCGACACTTGGCGAGGGTGCTTTTGCGCTAGGATTGCGGGGCGCAATCCCAAGCTCATTAGCGGCCATTTGTGTCAGCTTGAAGGGCATCGAAGGGTCTTTTACGAGGGGATTCCCTGTATCGACCATCGTGTCGAAGATTTCATTCATCTTCTTAACAAGGGCTGAATCGGCCTTGCCCGCATCGGGATAAAACTCCACGGCACGAGCCTTTGCTTCTTCGATTCCCTTGGCACGTTGCGTCTGCTGAACATTTTCACGATCCACGGCCATCCTTTCGGATTTCCGAAGTTCTTTGTTCAGTTTCAGCATTTCGACTTCAAGCTCGGCAACCTTGTCGAATTCAAGATTCTTAAATGCGGCGGCTTTCGCCTGAGCCACTTCGTCAATCTTGCTTTCAATGTCGGCGGGAGCAACGAACTGCTCCTCTTGTGCCTTTGCGGGTTCCGCCTCTCCTTTGACCATAGCCATAGCCTGTTCAAGGGTGAGGTCTGGATTCCTAGCCCGAATCTTGAGAGCTTTGCGTTCAGTCTCAGACCAGCTTCCGATCCGCACCCTTTCGGGGAGTTCAGATTCTGATTCTTGAGTCTCGTCCTCGGCTTTTGTTTCGGTTGGAACTTCCTCGACCGCAGGGGCTTGTTCAGCCGTAGGCTCTTCCTTGGGAGCCTCTGGAGTCGTGGCGGGTTCCGCCGTTTCCTTTAAGCCTTGAACGAGTTCGTGATAAGCACGCTCATCAAGTGTCGCCACACCAGTTTCCGTCCGTGCAGTAACTTGTGGTTCTGCACCCGTTGTTTGAGGGGTTTGCTCGGCTTGCGCCAGAGTGTTATTTTCGCTCATTACATAAGCCAAAAGATTTAGAGCGATAACGGAAGAGATTTATTGCCTAGCGCGACGCATTGATTGTGCTTCTTGAACTCCAGTTCCTAACTCCGTTATTTCCATTCTTTTCAAATAATCCCCTATGATGCTCTATAATGTTGCCGTCTTTTCCAAAAACTCGGGAATCATAAGCTGGCGGCAGAACTACAAATGGAATCCCAAGACTTGCCGTAAAATTATTAAGAGCGTTAGAACAATGATTTCTAAGAGGAAATGGATAAGATTCAAAGCCATGTTCTAAATACATTCCTATCAGCATGTTGTGTTTAGGCGCTGCCATAAAAGCATTATCTATGTCCGTGTGCGAATGGTTTGGCTGAACTATTTTCTCGGTTTGAGCTATTGCTACCATGTCTAGCTCGCACAGCCAATCTAGTGACCCATCTTTCCCTACAAATTTAGCGTCCAAATCAAGGATTATGCCGCCATTATCGTATAATTCTCTGTATTTAGCCTCACAAGCTTTTTGACGTCTTCCAACAATGCTTGAATCATTCCCGCATTTAACAAGCCTAACATCCCATCCGCGTAATCGCGATTTGTTGAATTCGTGAAATTCTATCCCCTTGTCGAGGTTAAAGGTGTCTTCTGCGTATATCTGAGTGATAACCCTAGGAATCACAAAGTACTTATATGCAAATATCTTAGAGCAATGCAAAACACATAAAGCATTGGCGACACATGGGGGCAAGTAGCATTGCTAGAGAAAATCTTTATTATGTAATCAAAACATGAGCAACATGAAATCGCTGGGCCCATTGGGAGTTAGTCCAGCGTCAGGATATGGACATGTAGTAGGAACTGCTTCCCGTTTTTTTGGCGAGGGAACTCTTAACCCAAGATTCTACGCATGGAACAGCTTTTTCCAAATCAGACCCATTGCTAAAAATAAAAAAATACAAAGCATAATAGTAGGCCCAAAAGACTCGTTTATTTATGGATGCGATATTGACATTGACAAAATAGAAGAAAAAATTGATTTAAATAGTGACGTTAACTACGTCTTTATTGAATGCAAAATAGACGAGTCGGCTAAAATAGAAAAAGCGGAAATTATAACGTATGCTGAGCGAAAACCCTTGTTTGAGCCAGAAGATGATCTTGAAAGGCAAACAATAGCAAGGCATTTTCTAGGAGTTGTAAAAAAAACAAAGCCTTTCTACAAATTTAGTAGAAATCTGTCGTACCCTGTAATTCAAAGCTCTTATTCCGTACCAATTGCAATACCAGCCTGTATAAACGGCTTTAGGGGAATACTAATTACAACAGCATGAAAGGTCGACATACCTCGTTTCAGCGATTTGGCAGAATATTTGGAATGCCAGGATCAATTACAAACAAGTATCCTTGCTCAATAGATGAAACAATAAAGAAGCAGATATATGATGAGACCAAGGACGAATATAAATACTTTGATAATTACGATACATTAAGCGATGAAGATAAGACGAAAGGGAAATACGATTGTCACGACAATTACGGCACAATGACAAAGGGTATAAGTAAATGGCTTGACGAAAACCCAAGAGAAAAAAAACAAGATATTGAGCAATTCGATCCAATTAACGCTCATCCAAGAAAATGGGTAGA